ATGCCACTCACCGACATGGAACTCCGCGGCCTCAAGCCTGGGACGAAGACTCGTAAAGTCTTCGACGGGCAGGGGCTCTACCTGCAGATCGAACCCGGCGGCGCGAAGTACTGGCGGCTGAAGTACCGCTTCGCCGGCGTGGAGAAGCGGCTCGCGCTTGGCGTCTATCCCGAAATCGGTCTCAAGCGCGTGCGGGAGCTGCGCGACGATGCGCGGCGTCTGCTGGCCGAGGGGAGAGATCCCGGCGTCGAGCGGCGCGTGCAGCGTGCCATGGCGGCGGCGCAGCTCGAGAACAACTTCGAGGCGATCGCCCGCGAGTGGTTTGCGATGCGCGAGAAGATCTGGGCGCATAGTCATAGCGATCGCGTGCTCCGGCGGCTCGAGCGCGACGTGTATCCGGTGATTGGCAAGCGGCCGATCGGCGAGCTGACGGCGCCGGAGGTGCTGGCGTTGCTGCGCCGCGTCGAGCGCAGGACGGTGGAGACGGCGCACCGCATCATGCGGGACGTCGACCAGATCTTCCGCTACGCCATCTCCACCGGTCGCTGCACGCGGAACATCGTGCCGGACCTCCGTGGGGCGCTGCAGCCCTACAGTAACGACCACTTCGCAGCAACGCTCGATCCCAAGCGCCTGGGAAGCATCCTGGCGGCGATGGATCGCTACACCGGCACGCAGGTGGTGTGCTCTGCGCTGCGGCTGGCGCCGCTGGTGTTTGTGCGGCCTGGTGAGCTGCGGATGGCGCTTTGGAAGGACATTGACCTGGACGCGGCGGAGTGGCGCTATCACGTGCCGAAGACGGGGACAGATCACATCGTCCCGCTGTCGAGGCAGGTGGTGGCGATCCTGCGGGACCTGCATGACGTGACGGGGCAAGGGCAGCGAGTGTTTCCGGGGGCTCGATCGCCGTCCCGGCCCATGAGCAATATTGCGGTGCTGGTGGCGATGCGCAGCCTCCAGATCGGCAAGCAGGAGATGACGGGTCACGGCTTCCGCGCGGTGGCGCGCACGCTGCTGGATGAGGTGCTGGGCTTCCGGCCGGACATCATCGAGCACCAGCTGGCCCACGCCGTGAAGGACCCAAATGGAAGGGCCTACAACCGGACCTCGCACCTTCCGGAGCGGCGTCGCATGATGCAGGCCTGGGCAGACTATCTGGAAGGGCTAAAGGCTTCAGAGGTTGCGGGATGAAAGATGTCAATCTTCTAGATTGCGGAAACGCTGCCTTCGTTCGTTGTCGCGGCGAGCAGCTCGGTCATGATCCTGCGCCCTGGAGCTGATGGTATCGCTGTTGGCGACGTTATGACGAAGCGGCAATTCTTGAATAAGATCCTTGAGATAGGTGCCAGGGATTTCTCGCCAGAATAGTGTATTTCGACCATCGAAAGGCGAAGGACGATGTCTTTGTATTGGGGGTGATCGTGTTGGAAGATCAGTATCGACTTCCCTTCGCCGACCGTCCAGAAGCGTTCATCATCCAGATCGAGGCGGCAATTCTTCAAATCGACGAGAAGGCCGTCCGGTTGAGGGGGCGAGTCCTTGGTTAGCGGCCGTTCGTCAAGGTCCGAAATATCGGGCAATATCTGCCGGGTCGCTGTGTTGCAGTCGGTCTGAGGGATCGCCTGGGAGTCGGCGGCGAACTTGTAATTCACCAGTTCTGCGGCGGCTTGCCATGCTTGGGGCAGCGTTGGGTGCTGCTCGACGACATGAGTCATTGCGGCCGACAACTCCCCTACCTTTTTCTGATCGGGACGCTTGCCCTGCACCTGGGCGGTCTCGACTGTGGCGATGACGGTTGAAAGGCTTGCCTGAAGCTGTTGCGGACTCTTGGGGTCTAGGAGAGCCGTGATGAGGGGTTTGCCACTGTTGGCGTCCGAAACGTTCTGCTTGATTGTTGCGATGCTGAAGGATACCCAGGCTACCCAGCCCACCACTGCTGTCGCGGCGACACCGATAAGGACGTGATGTAATGATCGATACTTTGGGTCGAGGCGCTCCTCGATCTTTGCAACGCGAACTAAGAGGTCGGTGAATTCTTTTTGTGAAGGTCCTGCCAACGGATCATCCCCCTCGAGGGCGGACGCTTCCGCTGCCGCCGTATCCAGCTCGGCATCCTCGGGCGTCACCTGCTCTATCGTTTCGCCCACAAGGCTACGGCTTGCGGCTTCGGCTGGCAAGGGGGATGTGAGGGCGGGGCTCATTGCGCGCTGACGGACATGCGGCTGGCGCACCAGGCGTCAATCTCGCGGGCGCGCCAGCCTACGGACTTGCCGCCCAGGGAGACGGCCTTGGGGAAGCTGCCATCCCGCATGCGCATGTAGATGGTGGTGGTGCGGAGTCCCGTCGCGGCCATCACCGCCGGCAACCGCAGGATGCGGTTGGGGATGCAGGCGGCCGCCTGCTGATGGGGCGTCGGATCGACGTCGATGGCTTCGCTGGGGTTCGGCATGCTTGGCTCCTGGTGCGTGATAGGCTCTGCGGAAGAAAACTTCACTGCGGAGGTGGTTCGTGGAGATGCTAGGTGCGGGCTGGCTGGCGCTTGCTTTGCTGCGGAAGAGCGCTGACTCGGAGGACGGCAACATTGGAGGACTGATCGGCGTTGCCGTCGGGGTGGTGCTGATCCTGGTGATTCTGGCGACGCGGGGTGCGAAGAGGCCTCCCGCTGAATCGAACCGCCTCACGCCGCTGCAGCCTGCTGTGGTCTCGCCGGAGGAGATTGTGACGCGTGCTCGAGCGCACGTCGTCAACATGGAGGAGCGGAAGCAGGCGCTGCTGCAGGAGCTCGTAGCGGAGCTGAAGGCCGAACTCTACATGGCTCGTGTGGCCGGGGTGACGCACAAGAACGCTGACCGAACGTCGCGCCAGGCGGAGCTGAAGCGATGTGAGGCCTTCGAGACGCTGAGGTTGCGAAGCGATCCGGAGAACAAGTTTGATCCGAACGCCATCGAGGTGATCACGGAGCGGGACCGCTGCATCGGCTACCTGCCGAGTGAGACTGCGAGATGGGTCGCTGACTCGATGCGCGTCGGCTGGCAGTGGCACGCCGTGATGTATTCCGTTGACGAGGTCGAGCGTGAGGACGATCTCAAGCCGGTGCTGGGAGCACGCATCGCGCTGCTGAAGCTCGGGCTTGCGGAGCCGGAGCCCGAGAGCTGACGAGGTATCGACGGCTGCTCGGCTTTCGTAGCGGTTCGGCATGTCTCACAGCATGCCGTGGCGTCTAAACGGTGTCAACGAAATTCGTAGCAATTGGTACGAATTTCGTATCACTTCGACGCGGGGAACTCGACTTCATCCTCGGAGTCATGTGGAGGGAGGGGAAATCCAGGCATGCCGACCCAGAGCACGCCATTGATCTTCACCCATGGGAAGTTGTTGGAGTCGATGGTGTTGTACTTGATCGCCCCATAAAAGCTTGTCTTCTCTGCGCGTTTGCTCGGCCCGTCAAAATGCCGGCGGTTATCGAGTGCGTCGATGATCTCGTTGCGGCTCATGTAGCGCCTTGCAGCCAGCAAGATTCCTTCGATTGCCTTTTGTGGCGTGGGCTTTGATTCGGAGGCGAGAGGCTCCCCTTCGATCTTCTGAAGTTGGGCGCTCACGAACTTATATCGATCGAACTTGAGTGGCGCCACGGACTGGAAGAATTGCTCGAGATCCGCGAACTCTTTGCGCAGGTTCTCGATCTCCAGTTCTCTCGATTCGACGGGAAGATTTGGGCGCGAAGTGGGCATGGCTAGAGAAGAGCTCCGTGTGCAAGCAGGAAGTCCGGGGCCCCTGATACGCGGCACATAGCGAGAGTTCTGTAGGTCACCTCCCAATGGTACTGGACAGCAGCATAGGCCGCCATGTGGCGCTGTTGCGGCGTACCGGTTGAGAGGCGCTCTTCGACCAGGGCGAGCTCCGTATACTTCGCCTGCTGTTTTGCGCATGCATGTACTACCTCTGCGTGCTTCGGATCGACGAGGTCATGCTCAACGCAGTGCTGAAGGATGGCGACAATATGCCTTGCGTCCTCGGCGAATTGTTTGAGGCCTTCCATCCCGCCGATCGCGTCCCAAAGCGCTTGCTCCCGCTTTTCGGCTGTTCCGGGTTCCTCGAGGAATTCGATGATCGGCTCGAATCGGCCCGTCCGTAGGTGTGCTGCCTCGTTGAGGCAGCCTGTCACCAGGTCGATCTTCTTACGGGGGGTGAGCCTGTAGGCGTAAGTGAGAAGTCCTGCTCCAGCCAGGATCGCGGCGGAGATCGGGGGATGAGGCAGATCGAAGAGGAAAGTCATAATGAAGTCCCTTGGGCGCGTGTGAAACTCGGCAGAGATGATGCGATGCGTTCGGGTAGGGAGACGATTTCAGGTTTGCGGGTAAAGCAGTGCAGCCATGCAATCAAGACAAAGACGCCCATGGCGGAGCTGATGAGGTAGCCAATCACTAAAGAGGCGGCGGTGCCAGTCAGGAGCAGTGAGCTTAGAACGGCGGTGCTGGCCTGGGCCGTGAGCGATTGGACGATCTGCATCCCGTCGCGACTCCACGAGAGAATCTCGCGCTTTACAGTCCAAAGGCATGTGGTGAAAAACGCCATCCAGATGTAGCAGCAGGCGATGTTCAGCCGGGTAACAGCATTCAGAAACGCGACCGGCGTCCGGGCTTCGCCAACTGCCATCCAGATGCACCCGGCAACGAGGACCGATGCCATCGACAGCAGTGCGATCCACGCGTTCCGCGGGCGCAACCCGCGCCCGGGGATCGACCGAAGAACGTCCCACATCACCCAGATTCGCAGGAGCGCACTAAGTCCCTCGGCGGTGTAGTAGGTGTAAAAGTAGCGGACGCTATTGAGGCGGAAGTGGTAAGCGATCAGGGATGCCACGAAGTTGACGATGCAGTAGCTCAGGATTGAGGGCCAGCGACCGCCGCTTCGGCGAGCAATGATGCAAACGATAATCGCGGCTTCGAGCCCGCAGGCTGTTACCGCGCAGCTTGAAAGAAATGTTCGTGCGGCGTAGGAGTTGCCGACCAGGTGCGCCGCACGAACCCGGTTCGTTACTGCAGCGTCGACGAGCAGCCCGGATCTCCCGGAGCGCAGATCGGCGGAACGATGGACGACTGCGGAGCCGCCGGGACTGCCTGTGAGGTCTGCGCTTGTGCGTTCTGAAACCGTGTTGCAGTGAGGGCCGCAGCCGCAATCGCCACGCCCAGAACAGCCAGCTTTATTGCCTTCATGCTTCATCTCCATGCGCAGTTGCGCATGGAGAGTATGTGGCGCAGGACGGGGTGTTGCTCGGCTAAATGCGTCCATCGGGGAACCTAGTTTGATTCGGTTCATCTATCTTGCTTTCCAAGCCCCTAACTGTCAACGCGTTGCGCTTGCGGGAATGCTCGCAACGGAGGCTTACGCGTAAGCTACGATATTTTCGCTGCGAACGCTACGAATTTCCTTTACAAAGTTCGTAGCATCGGCGACAGTTCCTCTTGTGAACATCCGTAAGCCAACGGCATCGACGCTTCCCCCGCTTGCGCCCTTTCTCCAGCGCTCGCTGGTCGCGTACATCGCGGTCCGCGAGCGCAAGGGCGATGAGCCCTCCCTGTCTGAGGTCGCCAGCGAACTCGGAAAGAGCAAGGGACACGCCAACCGCTGCATGCGCGAGCTTGTCCTCGCCGGCTGCCTGCTCAAGATGCCCCCGCCCGTGCGCCACGCGCCTTACCGCGTGACGCCGATAGGTCGCCGCTGCGCAGCGAAGGCGGTGGCCAATGGCTGAGCGCCTGATCGAGTACGCGCCGAAGTTCATTGCCTTCTCCACGCCGATGGGGCCGGAGCCTTCGCGGGTTCGCGAGATGTTTCTGCGCACGCATGAGCAGGCCGCGGCGGAGCTTGTCGCCGAGCGCGCGTGGCTACGCGATGTTTCACAGGAAAGGACACAGCAATGCAAATCAGAGTAAAGGCTCAAGCGCCTCCGGATGCGTTGGTGGCTGCCTTGTCCAAGGTGCGGCTGCGCTACACGTGCCCGATCGCGGTGTATGTCTACCTTCCCTATGTCGGGGGAGGAATAGATTGCGGCGTCTTTGGTGATGGCGAGAACGGCGCATACGAGTGGTTTACATGGCGCTTCGGCGTCCTTGCGACATCCGATGGCGCTTACGGCGCACCCGAAATAGCGCTCCGAGACGTGCTGCTGTGGGTGCTGGGAATGCCTTCGGAGCCGCCGAAGTGAACTTCTACGCCAAGCCGGGCACGTGCCAGTACTGCGGTTGCACGCGGGAGGAGCCTTGCAAGCTGGCCGATGGCGATGAGTGCGCGTTTCTGAACTCGAATGCGACGCGGTGCAGCAACCCGGACTGTGTGCGTGCCGACGAAGAGGCCCGCGCGAGGGACTACAGGAAGAGTTTTCAGCGCAGGAACTCCAAGCCATCGGAGCTGCGCGAAAAGGTTCGGCGGCCACGATTCCGCCGGCGGAGGGCAGTATGAAGACGGCAATGGCAGTGGCGATAGCGCCAACGGCGAGGGAGGTCCAGGCGGGCGAAGGCCTGGGCCAGAGTGAGAGGGGCGCATGCGGGATCAAGATCCTGTGCGCGATCTCGGGATGCAATGCGGGTGCGGGGAGGACCGGCTTCTGCGGCGAGTGTCTGCCCCAGGTGGCGGCGATTCTGCTGCGGGATATGCGGCTGCTGCGGATCAACCCGGCGACGCTGGATGCGGCGTGGTTCCGCGAACAGACGGGCGGCATCCTGAACCGGGACGAGTCGCAGGAGCTGCGCCGCGCGGTGATGGCGGCGTGGGCTGGGAGGTCGATGCCGCAGGGCGCGCGCGTCCGCGACCTGATGCAGGACTTCGATTCGACGCTGGTGAAGGACGAGCCGGCGAATCGCGAACGTCGCGCCGCGCTGATGGCGAAGCTGCCGCGCATCCATGTCGAGGATGAGGCAAAGCGGCAGCAGGGCACGCCCTGGTGGGCGTGGCAGTTTCTTGGCTGGACGGTAGCGGCCCTGATCGTCGCGTTGTTTCTCGCGGGCAAGGGGCGTGCCTGGTGAGCGAGAGACAGATTGTTGAGATTCCCATTGCAGAGATCCGGCCTTCGAGCACGAACCCTCGGCGCACCTTTGACGAGGCCAAGCTGCAGGAGCTGGCGGCATCGATCCGCGAGCATGGCGTGCAGACGCCGGTGCTGGTGCGCTGGTGGGGCGGAGAGTCTTCCTACCAGCTGGTTTATGGCGCTCGCCGCCTGAGGGCTTCCGAGCTTGCGGGCAAGGTGACTGTGCCCTGCGAGGTCCGCGAGATGACGGACGCAGAGGCGAGGGACGCTCAGATCATTGAGAACCTGCAGCGCGCCGACGTGGACCCGGTGGAGGAGGCGCAGGCCTTCGGTGAGCTGCTGGAGGCTTCGGGCTCGATTGCTGCGGTCGCGGCGCGGGTGGGCAAAGAGCAGAGCTACATTGCGAAGTCGCTGCGGTTGAACGCGCTGACGCTGCCTTCGAGCGATGCGCTGCGGGCGAGGCTGATCACCATCGACCATGCGCTGCTGCTGGCTCGCCTGGCGGAGACGGAGCAGAACGCGGCGCTGAAGTGGACGCTGGACCACAGTGCCGGCGCGAAGATGACGGTGGAGAAGGTTCTCGAGGAGCGGCTCGCGCGCGTTGCGCAGGAGGCTGAGGACCGCAAGGAGGCTGAGGCTGAGGGTGAGCGTCGCTTCCGTCACTACACATGGGAACCGCAGTCTGTCGTCAAGCTGAAGGCGTGGATCGAAGCGGAGTCGGGCATTCTGCTGAGCCGCGCTCCCTGGTCGCTGACGGAGGAAGACTACCTGCTGCCCGATGTGGGGCCGTGCTCGGAGTGCCCGAAGAACACGAAGGCCAACGCTCCACTGTTTGGCGATCTCGTGATGGGCGAAGCGACGTGCACGGACGGTGCATGCTTTGCGGCGAAGACGGCCGGGTTTGTGCAGATTGAGATGCGCAAGGCCGGGCATGACGAGCAGGCCAAGCCCAAGGTGCTGGTGCCGCGGCTGAGCTGGAAGGCCTCGAGCGTGAAACCTTCGGTGGTGCCGAACGATATCAAGGTGATCATCGAGACGCCGGGGCGCTGCGGTGAGACCGCCAACCCCGCGAAGGTGTTGAAACAGGGTCAGTGGATCGAGGCGAAGCCGGGCAGCTGTGTGAACGTGCGTCCGGGCGTGACGTGCGACTGGAGCGACGACGGCCAGCGCGGCTACATGGGCGACGACAAGAAGCTGCGCAAGCCTGGCGAGGTGCTGCAGGTGTGCATCGCGGTGGGCTGCAAGACGCACCGCAAGGAGTGGGAGAAGCCGAAGGCTGCGGGAAACACTTCGCAGCGGCCCGATCCTGCGGCGCAGAAGAAGGCCGAGGAAGAGGCGGCTCATGTCGAGAAGATCGAGCGCGAGATCCGCGCGAAGATTCTCTTCGCGATCCTGGGCAAGCTGGATGCGACCAAGGCGGTGCGGCTGGTCGCAGACAAGCAGCAGGATGCTGCGGGGTGGCGCAAGCGCATCCTCGCTGTGATGCCGGAGCTCGGCGGCGAGACGCTCGAAGCCTTCATCGTCTTCTGCTCGGAGTTTGCTGGCTACTTCCATGCGAACAGCTACTGGCTGATGCAGCAGGGCGGCGTTGCGGAGAGCCGCAAGCACGTCTTCGCGCTGGCGAAGAGCGTAGGCCTCGATGGCGCGCAGATCGCAGCCAAGCACTTCCACGACGGCGGCATTGCGCCCTGGTCGGAGCGGCTGTACCCGAAGGGCGTTCCCTGGCCGAAGGGTGAAGGCTCGCCCGCGAAGAAGGCCATGGCAAAGAAGACGGCTGCTAAGAAGGCGGTTGCGAAGAAGCCGACGCTCACTCCGGAGCGGCGGAAGAAGATCGCGGCTGAGATGAAGAAGCGCCTGGCTGGGAAGAGGAAGGCTCAGCCGAAGGCCAAGGGTTCACGAAAGATCACGGCGCAGACCGTGGGATAGCGCACACGTGGGCCGGTCTTCAACGCTGGGGGCCGGTCCGTTTTTTGTCTGCAGTGTAAAGGGTGATGCGAAGAGGGGAAGGAAGCTATGGAGCACGAACCGATACCAATCAACATCGGCAACATCTGTGGGGGGGCACTGATCGAAGCGTTCGATCTGAAGCTCGCCGAAGTGTTGGCGAACGTCATGGATGTGAACACGGAGGCGCGCGCCAAACGGGTGATCACGCTGAAGGTCACCATCGTCCCGAAAGATGACCGCGTCACGCTGGACGTGCAAATCGATCCAAGCGTGAATCTCGCTCCACTGCGGCCGAGTAACTCGAAGATCTTCATCGGCAAGGACGCGGAGGGCTTCCTCTATGCGCTCAACGAAGATCCGCGCCAGATGAACATCTTCAGCCCACCCCAACGCCAGGCGCCTCCGGCTCCTATCGAGTTCAAGCCTGCAGCGGGCTGATTGTCCGCAGCCACAACCGTAGTGCCGCGGTAGCCCCGCGGGGAGTCTCAGGATGTTCGATCTGGAAAAAACACTCGATGCGGTTTACCGGCTCTTCAAGCCGCAGCCTCTCGATCACACCGTCGAAGGACGCCACTATAAAGTCCTTCCCACCGAGTATGGCCTCGAGATCCAGGGGCAGATTGTTCCGCCTGCGGCTCCGGTGGTCTCGCTTACGAGTCTTTCGGGCTTCATCGATGCGTATGGGGCCGGTGTGGATGGCTTCAGCGCAGAAGAGACCGCAGTGCATGTCGTCGACCATCTCACGGTGCAGCTCGTGTCGCTGCGCGCGGATGAGTATGGGCGACGCAAGGTGTATCTCCAGGCGGTGTGCGACGAGGTCAATCCGTTCCCCTTCGACAGCTATCTGCAGCCGGAGACCTTCCTGCTGAAGCTGGAGTCCGGCTTCCGGCCCACGGACAACGTCATCGCGCTGCAGAAGCTGGCGAGCTCGCTGAGCAGCGAGAGCTCGATCAAGACGCAGGACAACGGCCTGACGCAGACGATCGAGATTCGGCAGGGGGCAGCGAGCCACACCGAAGTCCCGCTGCCGCGCCGCATCCCGCTGCTGGCCTACCGCACCTTCCGTGAGATCGATCCGGTGCAGAGCGAGTTCCTAGTGCGCCTCAAGGCCGAGCCTAACAAGCTGCCGACGATCGCGCTGCTGCAGGTGGACGCCGACAAGTGGAAGCACGACACGGCGCTCGTGGTGAAGCACTGGCTGGTCTCGCAGCTGCCGGAGAAGACAGTCGTCATCGCGTAACGGTTGGACCGGTCTTTGAGACGGGGCCGGTCCGTTTTTTGTCTGCGGTGTGAAGGGCGAGGCGAGTGATGAAGTTATGCGGGGCCGGCGTTGCGGCGAGCGTGCAAGGGTCTGCGACGCGCCTGGAGAGTCCCCGGACGGCGCCGGTGACGGTGCACGTGAGCTATGAGACCTCGCTGGCGATGGTGACGGAGAACTTTCGTACCGCGCGCCTGCACCTGGCGGAGTGCATGGGGTGCGAGCGCAAGGCGTCTGCGGACCTGGATGCTGCTGTACAGAAGCGGCTGGCAGCTACCCGCTATGCGAATGGGCTCCGGATGCTGGGGGACGCGCTCGCCGGTTTTGCCGGGGCTGGCGGCGAGGCCTGGACGAAGGAGATGGACGCGTTCCTCGCGGCGGTCGCGCAGCATGCGGATCTGCAGCTGGGCAGCGCCGAGGAGCTGGCAGACGAGATCGCAGAGGAGACCCGGGCGTGAGCCATGACGTGGTGGTGGTGAGGATACCGGGTGTGGTCGGCTCAGATGACCTGCTGCGGGCTGCGGCGTGGCTGACTCAGCAAGGCAATGGCTGGTGCTTGTATGTCATCCACGTTGATGCGCTGCTATTGGCCGCGGTGTTGTGGACGAAGTGGCGATATCGGAGGCCTCGATGAGCTGGCTTTGGGTGGATGGGTTGGCGGTGTATCTGGCGATCGGGGCGGCGAGCTTGATGTTCGTGTGTGCCTGGGATGTGTTGGTGGCGCGGGGCCGCAACCTGCGCCGGCTGGCGCTGGCGGAGTGGGCTGTGCTGGTGACGATGATCGCGCTCGGCTGGCCTGTGGTGCTTTGGTGGTGGGTGAAGGAGGTCCGGGCGTTATGAGTGTGTATGTCGATCCTCTGCTGCGGCACGGCGGCTCTGACAGCTTTCGCTGGGACCACAGCTGCCACATGTATGCGGACACGCCGGAGGAGCTGCACGCGATGGCGCGCTCGATCGGGATGAAGCGTGCGTGGTTTCAGCCGGACGGTGGAAGGCTGCCGCACTACGACCTGGTGGGCACGAAGCGGAAGAAGGCTGTGGAGCTGGGTGCGATCGAGCACACACGCGAGCAGATGGTGCAGTTCATGCGCGACCGGCGTGGAGTTGCGGCGCCGACGTTGTTTGGAGGGAACAATGCCGACTGATCGCATCTGCGCTGCGCTGGGATGTATGAATCGCCTTGCGCCAAGTAATCCCCTCGTGTTCTGCCGGAGTTGCCAGGCGCGTCGAGGGAATGCGGCTTCGCTACCAGCGCCGTCCCCTGTACCCAGTCTCTGCAGTCGTGGATGTGGCAAACCTACACATCGCGGCCTTTGCCGTAAGGCTGCCCCTGTTGCTGCACCCGTGCCCGCTCGGGAGCCAGTGCCGCTTCCGGAGGAATTACCTACCGAGTCTCCCATCACGAAAGGACCGCGTCTCTTGGATAATCTTCGTTCCCGTTCTATCCGCATCGATGAGATCCCCGCAGCGGCGGCGCCGGTGCGTCCAGCCATGGGGCGCCTCGGTGAGCTGTGGGCAAAGCTGGTGGCGAACTGTCCGCAGGGGCTTGCGGAGGTCGTCGAAAATCGCGATCGCTCGCATGCGACGCAGACCGTGCTGCACATGCGGAAGCGCGCCAAGGCTGCTGGCTACGAACTGCGCGATGCACGCAATGAGAGAGGCGATGTGTTGTATCTCTACCTTGTCCGGCAGAAGCCGGAGATGTTGCCCGTATGAACCTTGCCTCGGGGTTGCGGGTGTATGAGACGCGCAAGGGGGAGTGGTTCCTTGCGCGGTCGGTGGCGGAGGCCGTGGCCACGGTGTTGCGCGTGCACCAGGTGGCCACTGAGGCCGAAGCGAAGCGGCGTGGGCTGTTGAGCGGCGATGGCCCGCGCGAGCTCAGCGACCTCGAGCTGCGGCAGCAGCCGATCGATGTGAAGCGTGAGGGCGGGCGCGGGCTGATGAACTTTGCGGAGTTCCTGGAAGAGATCCAGCCGGAGGATCCGGACTTCTTTGCCAGCGTGGTGTGGGATAGGCCGTGGGTGCGATGAGTGCAATGGGATCGATGAGCGTGGCGGGGTGGAGTATGGCGAACGCGGAAGGACCATGGCCGGCGGCGGTGCAACCGCAGCTGCCGATCGGCGAGGTGTTGCGGGCTCGGCGGCTTGAGCTCCGGATGAGCCAGGCGCAGGCCGCGGGGCGTGCTGATGTCGAGCAGGCCAACTATGCGCGGTACGAGCAGGATGCATTGTGTCCGCAGATGGGGACATTGCTGCGTCTCGCGTACGCGCTTCGATTGCCGGCGTCGCAGATCCTCGAGCGCGCTGAAGATCTCCAGCGTCATCGTGGCCGCCAGCTGGACGCTCGCAAGGTGCTGGGAGATCTGCTGCGGGGTGGGGAATGAGCGCGGCTCTCTCTGAGATGCTCCCCGCGAACGCGGTTGGCTTGCGCCTTGCTCGCATAGCGGGTGATGAACTCATTCTCTGCGAGAGTATCCGGTTCGGAGCAGGCCGCGCGGGAGTGTTGACCGTTCTTACTCGGGCGTCGATCTCGGGCCTTGTCGAAGTCAACGGGGAACTCCAGAGCCACTTCGTAGATGTACTCGATGAGAGTGGAGACATCGTGGAGACCGTCGCTCTTGACCGGTTCTCATACAAGGCTCTCAAGGGCCAGTGGATGCGCTGCAGGGTTGAGCGTGGTTGAGGGAATCAGTAGCTAGGGGCCGGTGTTCGCGTGAGTGTGCAAGACATGTGGTATTACAACGGCCTGGCGGCGAGCCGCATGGGCCGGGATGGGAATCCGCTTTCGCCGGCGGAGCTGCGCGTGTTAGAGCGGCTGTGCTTCCAGCACAACGCGGCGGTGTGGTGCTCGTGGGAGAACATTACGGACATGGCCGGCAAAGCGATGCTTTCTCCGGGACATTGCCGGCGAGTTCTGGCGGAGCTTGAGCGCCGGGGCATGGTGCTACGTTTTGCCGTGGTAGTGGAGGCTGAGCGTGGTGTGAAGCCGAGCTCGACGAATGAGTACGAGCTGCCCGGGCTGCTGGATGCGATGGGCGATGAAGAGCGCGAGCGGTGGCTCCAGCTCAAGCGGTCGCAGGCGAACCGCGACAGGTACTGGCGTAGGCGGCGTGTGAGGACCAACGCCGAGGTGAGCGTGCGCCGTGGCGGCCGTAAGTCACGCGTGGTGCCGATTGGAAGTAAGCAGGTGCGGGACGTTGCCGCCCAGGGCAGGTTGGATTTGTCGGCTGGGGCAACGATGGAGGACCTCGCGGCGTCGTTTGTCGCGAGCTGCACGACGGTTGAAACGGCCGCCCAGGGTGTGGAAGATTCATCGGCTGGGGCTGTGGATACGGAGCGTGCAGGCGTTTTTTTTGACGTGGAGATGTTTGCCGGGGGCAATCAAAATGTTTGTGGGGGGCAAACAAAATGTTTGCCCTCGAGTACTTGTAGTGAGTGTGAGGAGTTTACCTGTCCATCCCCCTTACCCCCTTCCGTCGCTGCGGAGATCTGCAAGAGCAACAGCAACGGCAAGGACAAGAGCGCTGGGATAGCGGGTTGGCCTGGTGAGGCGGTGCGTGCGGCCTCAACGCGCGGGCAGCGTCGCCAGCGCGCGCCGGTGGAGGCGGACGATCCCGAGGTGCATCGGGAGGTTCTTGCGGTGCTGGCGTGCACCGGGATAGCTCCGGGTGCTGCGCGTCGTCGCCTGTACCTGGCGGTGCAGCGAGCGCTGGAATGGTTCTGCAGCGAGCAGGAGTGTGCGCCGGCGGTGGGCGGCGATGTGATGCGAGAGATGTGGTCGCTGTACCTCGCCGCGAAGCCGTACCTGCTGCAGGTGCGCTGTCCGGACGTGCGCCGGTTCTACGCCGATGGCTTCTGGACAGACGTGAAGATGTGGCCGTGGATGAAGCATGAGCTTCGCGCGTGCCCGATCCGGCGGGGCGGAAAATATCTGTTCTACGAATTCGCCAGCGGCAAGAAACTCGACACTCGGCTGCTCATGTGATGTGGAAAAGTGTTTGCGTGGAATCTGGAAGCATGCTCTGGGGCCGCATGGCTATTGGCGATTTCTCGTTATGTCAGAAGTGACATTGAAGACCCAGCCGCGATGCTGCATTGTTTGTTGAGCAGGTAACAGCGTGACTGCGAGAGCAGCGTGGAGGCCTCAACGGAGGCATCCGCTACCCGTGCGAGAAGCGGGTCGTAGTGGCCGTAAAGTTGCGGCCTCGGTGCGTCTCGAAGTGACGTTGGGTTCCTGATCGCTGCTTATCCATCCCCGCCGGCCCGGTGCGCGCTCGAGAGTGCATCGGGCTTTCCTCTGAATGGAGACGAGATCGTGTCGAAGCGTTTTCAGCTGTGTGTGGAAGACAGCCGTACCGGCAATCTGCGGGTGCAGATGCATGTCACCCTCTTCGAGGGCGATCTGCTGGTGAGACAGCGCAAGGCGGAACGCGTGGAAGACGCAAGTGGTGTGCTCATCGGGTTCAAGCTGCGTACGACGCAGGGAGCTCCGGCGAAGCTGAGGCCTGCGAGTCTGGGGATGCTTCCGATTGTGGCTTCGCAGCAGAGAGAGTCCTGCCGCGCGATCTCGCGAGCCGAGGTCGAAGCCAACGCTGGGCTGCGCGGTGTTTCGAAGACGGCGCACCTTACGGACGAGCAGCGGGTTGAGCGTATCCGGCGGCACTGGACCGACGTGGATGCGATCGAGGCGGCGCAGGACAAGGTGAGAAGTTATCTCGGTGTGCACTAACGCGGAAACGCAGCCGACCACACGACGCAGAGAGGTTGGTGCGAAGCGATGGCGGAGACGCTCGCCGAACTAAGATCGACCGTTGCCCGAATGCGGAGGCAGGTCGATAAGCATGATGTGGACCTGTACCAGGGCTCAGGGAAAGACGACCCATCACTGACGACGAGGATGGCCCTTGTGGAAGATTGCGTTGGCAAGATCCGGAGTCATCTCTCGCGTATCGTGTGGCTGCTGGTCGCGGCATTGATCACGGGCACCGTGGATGTCATCGTTCACGCCACACGTCACTAAGCTTCGCGGAGAACCTGCCGCGAAAACCTGTCACTTGCCAAGGTGACTGCCGAAGGCCTGTACGCTTCGCCGCGTGCAGGCCTTCACCGTTTCGAGTGTGGAGTTGCGAGATGGCCGTAATCACTGCAGAGCAGGCTGGCGGAGCGGAGCTGGTCGCCTTCCTGGACCTGATCGCTTGGAGCGAAGGAAGCGATTACAACGTGATCGTCACCGGTGCTGATGGGCGTCGTGAGATCTTCACGGACTTCTCCGAGCATCCGTTCATGAATCGTTCGCCGAAGCTGATTCGCGCGGCGAACCCTTTGGTGGCTGGATCGAAGCCGTTGTACTCGGACGCGGCTGGCCGGTATCAGTTCATGCGTCGTGGCTGGATCCAGCTGGCGCTGCAGTTGAAGCTGGGTGATTTCTCTCCGCTGTCGCAGGACCGTGCGGCGCTGGAGCTGATGCGTGAGCGTGGCGCGTTGAGGCTGCTGGGCCAGGGTCGCGTGCAGGAAGCGATTGCAGCGTGTTCGAACATCTGGGCGAGCATGCCGGGCAACACGTATGCGCAGCCAGGCGGGAAGAAGATGGTCGACCTGATGGGGAAGTACTCGCAGCTGCGAGGTTCGGTGGCGTAGATGGCAACGCAGCTGGTGACGCTGGGTAAGTCGGTGCGCACCTGGGATGTGCGGTACCGGCGCATGCATCCATGGCGCCTGATGCATCCGGAAGAGCTTGCGCTGTTGCGATACGTTGAGCGCCAGCCGATCGCGAAGTTTGTGAGCTTCCGCGATGTGCAGGTGCTGCCGGGCGTTGTGGTCGGAGTGGTGATGGCGAATGGCGTGCGCAGGTTGTGCGCGTTCGGCGGTCCTTACGGCGGCAGCAGGTTTCAGAACTCGGTGGCGTTGGGCTGGATGGTGCTCGATGGGATGGATGTCGAGCGGATCGGCGATTCGCCGGTGAGTGTGGCGTTGGGTTGAACGTTGCTGGATGGGCCAAGCTGGCGGGCCTGGAGAGAGTAAGGCAGGAACGACCGCCGAACGGCGGATAAGGAGAAGCACTATGAAGGCATGGCTGCATAGCATCATCGCGATTGCGATCTCGTCGTTCTGTTCGGCGCTGATCGCCAATCTCACGTCGCCTGCGACGTTCAACCTCACCGCTGATGGCCTGAAGCATCTCCTGGCTGTCTGCGGAATGTCTTCGGCGCTGGCCGTTGCCGCTCTGCTGGTGAAGTCGCCGCTGGCCCCATCGGACGCGTCTGGAGCCGGTCCAGATAAGGCGCTGGTGTGGATTCTGCTGTTCGGCGGTTTCGCGCTTCCGTGCTCGGCGCAGACGGCGTCGACGGGCTCCAGCGTGACGAATCTGTATGCCGCTGGAGCGTCGTTCAATCAGGGTGCTACGCCGGCGGTTGCGGGCTCGGCGCTGTACGCTCATCAGCTCACCATCAGCCCCGATAGCTATGCTGGCGGGACATACGCATTCACGATGTTGGACATCCTGCCCAATGGGACGAAGCCGTTTACGGTGTCGACGAACATCAGTGCTGGGATCGCGCAGCGGGTTGCGACGATTGCGGGGCATGATGTGCTCGCTCCGACATCGGCGGGGATCTCGTTTACGGGCGTGAATACAGGCTGGGCGTGGTCTACGGGTGTCGCCGTGCCTTTGCGTTTCAAGCCAAAGAGTGATGGCAGCGCATGGTTCCTGGTGCCGACGGTGCGTGTCATCAAGTCCAGCGTTGGTGGTGGAACGGGATATCAGCCTGTCATTGGCCTGATGTTCGGCTGGGGAAAGTAGCGCGATGACGTCCTGGTGGATCTACGCGTGCCGTGCGGGGAAGTCGCTGTTGGTTGGTGCAGGGATCTTTGCCCTTATCGCCATTGGCGTGGCTGCCCTACAGGTGCGCGTGTTGGTGCGGTCCACCGATCGCGGGTTGGCACCGCTTCTGAGTCATGCGTCGAACGTTGCGGCTGCGAGCGAGTCGCTGCCGCAACGTGCTGACGCTCTCCTGACGAGCTTCACGAAGGTCGGCGATCGCGCTGTGACGGTCGAAGACAAAGCTGCAGGCCTTGTAGACGAGACGCGTGGAAACCTTGGAGCGACGTTCGCGAATATCAACCGGCCGTGCGGATCGAAAGCGCCGTGTGGGACGCTAGCAGACTTGGATCGTACGCTGGCCACGTTTCGTGGCACAGCTGGCGAGGTGGAAGCTGCATTACGCCATGAGAGCGCCGAGCTGGATGCGCTGAACGCTCAGGAGCGAACGACGGCGGATGATGCGCACGGTGTGCTGGTGTCGGCGAAGCAAGTGATGGACGACTATCACGCGCTGTATCCGGCCATGCAGCGAGCGTTGGACGGAGCCGCAGTAACGAGCGAGCAAGGTGGCAGGATCGTGACGAACCTGCGCATCGAGTCCGATCGCTTGATGGCTCCGCAGCCGTGGTGGAAGCGTGTGCTAAGTGCTGGCGATACGGGTGTCAAACTGGCGTGCATCGTAACGAAGCGATGTTTGTGGTGAGAGAGTCGAATGCCGAAGCAAGTGTGTGCGCGGTGGCGTGAGACTGGCTGTAACAAGCTGGTCGAGCTGCCAAAGCGGTATTGTGACGGCTGCGAGGCAGATGGAGCGGGGAAGGATACCCGCCCGTCTGCTGCAGCTCGCCTCTACGATGCGTGGTGGCGACGCGAGAGCAAGGCGTTCCTGGCTGAGAATCCCGTCGCGGTGGACATCTTCGGTGAGCATCATGGCAGGCTGTTCGCTGCTGAGGTAGTGGACCATAAGAAGCCACATCGCGGCGATGTGGTGCTGTTCCGCGATAAGAGCAACTGGCAAGGGCTGACGCGCTCTGACCACAGCCGCAAGACAGCACTGGAAGATGGCGGCTTCGGCAACGCTCGCAAGCGAGGCGGATAGCGGCGTCGTGTAAGTAATGTCGTTGCCTCACTTGCGACTCGTGTGCGCGCACGGCCTGGCATGGTGACCCGGGTGGGGGTAAATGTCTGGGGCTCTGGACCCTGAGACCGTGTTTTAGCCACGTTTCGGCGTCCGCAAAATGGAGAAATTTCACTCGGAATAGGCCACCAAGTGAAGTACCGAAAAAGGTTTCCAGGATGGTCCCGAACGGCTGTGGAGGCCGCTATGCGCGGGATTCGTGGTCTCTCTGGAGGGCCTGAAAGAAGGGCAAAATGGGCGGCCGTCCTCGTCAACCGATCAAGGTACTCGAGCTCAGGGGCTCCACGTCGCACGATAAGAAGCGCTACGCATCCCGCGTGGCCGCTGCTGATGTCGCCTCAGCCCGCGGCGGTGTAGGTGACCCTCCGGCGCACTGGTCGACGCCCTGCAGTATCCCGCCTGGCGCGCGCGAGGCCATCTGGCATGAGAAGGTAGCCGAGTTCCCTCCGGGTCTGCTCACCGTCGAGCATCGGGCTCTCCTGGAGCAGCTCTGCACTGCGATCTACGAGTCCCGGCGTCCGGGCAAGATGCAACTCCGCTACATCGCGGAGGTCACCAAGATCCTGCGACTCTTCGGCATGACGCCGCTCGATCGCGAGAAAGTCAACACGCACGCTGCCGGACCGGCGAAGCCTGTCGGCAAGCTCGCTGCGTTCGTGAATCGCAGAGCGGGATGACCAAGGCGACGGTTCAGCGTGAGCGGAAGACACGCCGCGCTGCCGAAGCCACGCCCCGCAAGCCCAGGGAGCCACGCAAGCCGAAGGTTCACCCCGCCGAGCAATACCTCCGGGACATCGTCGACGGCAAGATCGTCGCCTCTAAGTTCGTTCGTCAGGCGGCCCGCAGGCACTTCCAGGACCTCGAGCACGGCTCCGACCGGGGACTCAAGTTTGACCCCGAAGCGGCACAGCATTGCATCGACTTCTTTCCCGCCTTCCTTACGCACCAGGAGGGCGAGTTCGCCGGCAAGCCGTTCCACCTCACGCCCGATCAGCAGGCGAAGGTGTGGATCGTCTATGGCTGGCAGCGCTGGTCGGAAGAGCGCAACCGGTACATCCGGCGCTTTCAGTTTGTCTACAACGAGGAGGGACGAGGTAACGGCAAGTCGATGTTCGTCTCAGGCCTCTGCCTGTACGAACTCATCGCCTTCGGAGAAGTCGGTGCGTGGGTCTACTCCGCGGCCACCGATAAGAAGACGGCGCGCCTGGTGTGGGACACCGCCGCGCAGATGGTCCAGAGCAATCCCGAGCTGCGGGAGCTCATCGAAAAGCGTGCTGGCATCGCCAACATGCACGTTCCGGGGACTGCGGCCAAGTTTGAGGCTGTCGCTTCGGACAGCGATAACCTGCTGGGTCTGCGGCCGCAGTTCACGTCGCTCGATGAGCTTCATGTGCATGCCAACTCCGGCGTCTGGGATGTCTTCGAGTCCGCCATGGGCAAGCGCGTCGAGCCGCTGCTCTGGGCTATCACCAACTCCGGCTACGATCGCAACTCGGTCTGCTGGCAGAAGCGCGAATACGCCATCAAGGTGCTGGATGCCGAGATCTCCGGCGATACCAGCTTCCGCAATGACACGTGGTTCGTATGGATCTGCGGCATCGACGACGAAGACGACTGGGAGGATGAAACCTGCTGGCGTAAGGCGAACCCCAACCTCGGCATCTGCGTATCGATGGACGAGCTCCGGCAGAAGGCTGCCGTAGCGAAGGGTGATCCCTCTGCGCTCAACTCGTTCCTGCGCTTCCGGCTCTCGCGCTGGACGGAGGGCCACACCACCTGGATGCCTATGGATCGGTGGGATGAGTGCGGTGGGACGCTCGACGAAGATGAGCTTGCAGGCCGGCATTGCATCGGTGCGCTCGATCTATCGACGACGACGGATATCGCGCCGTTCTGCATGCTCTTTCCGCCCACTGAGGACGACGACCGGTGGGCCGTGTTGCTCAAGTACTTTCTTCCGAAGGAGAACCTCCAGGCCCGCGTCAAGCGCGATCGCGTGCCGTATGACGTCTGGGAGCGGGAGGGCCGCTTCATTCTTACGCCGGGCTCGGTCATCAACTACCAGGCCATGCGCAAGGAGATCAATCGCTGCGCGGAGAAGTTCGACCTCAAAGAGATCTGCTACGACCGTTGGAACTCCACGGATCTGGTGCGCAACCTCGAGGAAGACGGCTTCGAGATGGTCAAGTGGGGCCAGGGCTTCAACGATATGAACGCGCCGATGAAGCGCCTCATGGAGCTCGTCCTCGGTCGCGAGTTCAACCATGGCAACTGCCCCGTTCTGCGCTGGATGGCGCGCAACACGGTGGCCTATCTAGACCCCGCCGGCAACATCAAGCCGGACAAGGCGAAGTCGAAAGAGAAGATCGACGGCATCGTCGCAACCATCATGGCCCTTGGCCGTGGCATGCAGGTCGCCGGGCCTCAGTACATCGATTCGGACGTGATCTACCTATGACCCGAGAGCAAGAGAAACTCCGCAAGCAGCTCATCGCCCTGGCTATATGCCTCGTGGGCCTCGCGCTCATCGTCCGTGGTGTCGCGCTCGCCTGGCGTCCTGGCGGGTTCATCGTGGCGGGCCTCTTTATCGCCCTGCCGGCACTTGCGATCGCGCGCGCAGCAGAACGGGAGAAGTAATTGAGCCTCATCGAATCCATGTTCTCCGGCATGCGCATGCTCGCATCCGATGTCTCGGGCTCCGCCGGCGCCTATGACGACTTCTGGTATGAGCCCATCGGCGGTCGCAACAGCGCCGCCGGCATCCGCGTCTCGCCGGAGACCTCGAAGAAGCTCGGCGTCGTCATCGCGTGCGCTTCGTCACGCGGCAAGACCATCGCTATGCTCCCGTTCAAGGTGCGTCGGGATCTTCGCGGCGGCGGCAGCAAGGTCATCGCAAACCATCCGGTCTGGCGGCTCATCGCAAAGCGCCCGAACTCGTTCCAGACCCCCTATGACTTCCGCCTGATGCTGAACGCTCACGTGGATCTGCGCGGCAATGGCTATGCGGAGAAGGTGGGGAATGTCCAGGGCTATCCGGAGCAGTTGCTCCCGATGCATCCCGACCGCGTTCGCGTCGATGTCATTCCAAAGACCGGAAGGCTGATCTACATCTACAACGATCCGCTGCTCAACAAAGAGCGTCGGCTCGTTCAGGAAGAGGTCTTTCACCTCCGCGACTGGAGCGATAACGGTTACACCGGACAGTCGCGCATCACCATGGGGCTCGATCCCTTCGGTGTGGCCCTCGCGCGGCAGGATTACATGTCGCGGTGGTTCAAGAATGACGCTCGCACAGGCATCGTCTTCGCTGGAGGAGACTTCAAGGACGACGAGGCGAAAGAGAAGTGGGTTGAAAAGATGCGCGCGGGTGGCACGGGTGCCAACCGCGGCCGTCCCATGTGGACTCCGAAGGGCATGACGGTCTCCCAGATGGGAGTTACGCCTGTCGATTCCCAGCTCATCGAGGGGAAGAAGGTCTCCGACCAGGAGATCTGCTCGATCATGGGGGAGTATCCCCATGTCATCGGTATCGATGCCGGCAAGGCTGCAACCTACGCCTCTGTTGAGCAGTTCAACATCATGCGCGCGCAGAACGTCGTGCACCCCATGGTCATCATGTGGGAGCAGGCGGTGCAGCGCGATCTTCTGCTGGACGACGCCGAATATAGCCATCTTTCGATGGCCGCGCTCATGCGTGGCGACAACGCGACGCGCTTCGCTGGCTATGCGACCGCGATCGAACACGGTTGGCTCTCTCCGGACGATGTTCGCGAGCTGGAGGACCTCAATCCGATCGCGGATGGTGCGGGTAAGGTCTACTGGCGCCTGGCGGCGTTGCTGCCGTTGAAGCAGATTGAAGCGCCTGCCAAGCCGGAGCCAGCAGCAGGGGATGAATCGGACGATGACGACGCCCCGGAGGATGGCGCGGGAGGCGATTCCGATCCGAAGGCGATGAATCCCACAAAGCGCGCGCAGTTCGAGATGCTGGCGCTCTCCCAGGCGGAGCGTTGTGTGCGTCGCGAGACCGCTGAAGTCCGCAAGATGATCGATCGCCGCGCCGCCGGGTCGGAGGTCGCCGAGTTCTACACGAAGCATGCGGCGTGGATAGCTGAAATCTTCCATTTGAACGCGAAGATCTCTCTTGAAGTGCGGTCTGCCTGTGACGATCGCGGCCAGCAGCTGGCGATGCACCTCGCGGACGAGGATGACGAGTTCCTCGCTGCCGCGCAGGTGTGGGTTGAGCAGATTGCAGCAACCGAGCCCCGAAAGCTCGCGAAACTCGCCGTGGAGGGCATCTAGATGCGTCAATACAGCGCCATTCTGGCCGCAATGCGCACCCAGCGCTGGGCCGTCATGCCCGAATATCTCGAAGGCATCTATGCCGTGCTCGAGATGAAGGCGCTAGGCGGTTCCGCTTCGGCCGATACGCTCGCGAAGATCCAGGCTGAGACCGAGCTGCAGGCCGCGCGAGCGCAGAAGGTGCAGTCCGCGAGCACCGGATCGGTGGCCGTGCTGCCTCTCTATGGCCTCATCCTGCACCGAGGCTCGGCCATGGGTGACATGTGTGGCCCACAGGCGACCTCCACGATGCGTTTCCTGCGGCAGTACAAGGCCGCGGTGAGCGATCCGAACGTTACAGCCATCGTCATCGACGTCGACTCGCCTGGCGGCACGGTAGAGGGCGTGGACGAGCTTGCAACGGAGATCCGCAACTCGCGAGGCAAGAAACAGACCATCGCTTGCGTCAACATGCTCTGCGCGTCGGCCGCATACTACGCCGTGGCTGGCGCGACGGAGATCGTCGCGAGCCCCAGCTCGAAGACGGGCTCCATCGGAGTCTATTGCGTGCATCAGGACGCCAGCGAGTGGTTCAAAAAGCAGGGAATCGCCAACACGCTGATCAAGTTCGGTGAAAACAAGGCCGAAGGCAACCCGTACGAGCCATTGTCCGACGCCGCGAAGCAGCACATTCAGGACTCCGTCGATGAGGCTGGCGATGCCTTTGAGTCCGCAGTAGCTGCGGGCCGCAAGGTCTCAAAGAAGACCGTGCATGACACTTTCGGCCAGGGGCTATGTTTTGGGGCGAAACAGGCCCTGAAGCTCGGCATGGTCGATTCCATCGACACCTTCGATAACGTGCTGGCGCGCTTCGGCGTCTCGGTGGATTCGCCCAGCACCCAGATGAGTACATTTCGCGAGCGGCTTGATAGCCAGAGCGCCGTAAAGAACTCCGCCGACGATAGCGACCTCACCGTCACCTGTACCTGCAGCTGCGATCCCTGCGGTAATGGCGATTGCGACGGCTGCACCGTCACCGATTGCAGCGCGGACGGATGCACCTGCAGCTCGGCCAGCGCAAAGCACAGTGAGCGCAAGTCGAAGGCTCGCCAGCGTGAAATTGAGTTAGCCGCACTTTAGATCGGAATGCCTCCTCGGCCTCCGGGCAGGAGGATCGCCGAAGCGGGTTGCAGATCCTTCGCGAGGGGGCTGTAATCCGCGACACCTCAAGGCTCCGCTTCGGCGGGGCCTTTTGCGTGCCCCGTGACATCACCGGCGGCCTAAGCCGCTGGTTTCGTGCGTTTGCAACGTGCGCCCCAAGGCGTGCCTGCCGCAGCGCGTTCCGTCAACTCCAACCCACGACCCCAGGAGGGGCCACGATGAACATCAATGCACTGCGGCAGAAGATCGCATCCGAGCGCCAGAAGGCGCAGGCGATCCACGATAAGGCCGTCGCGGAAGGCAACCGCGACCTCACGGCGGAAGAGCGCACCGCCTATACGGCGCACATTGCCTCAGCGATGCAGGCAAATGAGGATCTCACCGCGGCCCTCGCGCTGATGGAACTCGATCGCAACGCCGCTGGCGTGCAGGTCTCCGGCCCCGGCGCCGTCCAGGTCGGCCACAACAACGCGGAAGACAAGCCCTGGGAGTCCCTCGCGGAGTTCATGGCCGCCGTCCGCAACGAAAAGGTCAATGCGCATACCGCAGACGTCCGCATCAAGGCCGCTCTGGGTGGCAATGAGCTCGTCGATGCGGAAGGCGGCATCCTGGTGCCGGCGGAGTTCGCTCCGGACATCATCCGGCGCACCTTCGCGGCCGATCCCGTGGCCAGCCGCTGCCGTCAGCAGCCCATGAGCTCCAATCGCCTCGTGATGAACGGTGCGACGGACGCAAGCCGAGCTGACGGCCAGCGTAACGGTGGTATCGCTTCGTTCTGGACGCGCGAGGCGAATCTGTACACCGGCAGCAAGCCGAAGTTCCGCGAGATGGCGCTGCAGGTTGACAAGCTCACGGTCCTCACCTACGCCACCGATGAGCAGCTCGAGGACGGTCCGGCCTGGAAGGCCTACGTCGATGCCGTGGTGCCGGACGAGTTCGGCTTCCGGGTCGGCGATGCCATCTTCAACAACCCCGGAAACGGCAGCGGTCCCATTGGCGTCGCCAAATCGCCCGCTATGCTGGCAATCGCCAAGGAAACAGGCCAGACTGCCGCGACCATCGTTACGAAGAACGTCGAGAAGATGTATGCCCGCATGCCGAGTTATCTGCGTGCGGCTGCCGCCTTCTTCATCAACCAGGACACGGAAGATCAGCTCTGGGAGCTTACCCGCGGTTCTGGCACGGCCGTCGAGCTGCTCTATACACCTCCCGGCATGAGAGGGAACAACAACAGCTACGGCGTGCTCCTCGGTCTGCCCGTCATCCCGATCGAATACGCGCAGACGGTTGGTACGCAGGGAGACATTACGCTCGCCAACTTCAACGAGTACATGCTGGGCAAGCGCGGCGGTGTCAAGGCGGATACCTCCATTCACGTCGCTTTCCTCACCGGCGAGCAGGCCTTCCGCTGGCAGATGCGTGTCGCCGGTCAGCCTCTCTGGGATAAGCCCGTCACCCCCAAGAACGGCACCAACCTCCAGTCGCCCTTCATCCAGCTCCAGACCCGCTCCTAAGCGGAGCTGGCAATAGGAGAGATCGCGGCGAGGCTCAACCCCTCGCCGCCTGGTCTTTGAACCTCTCACGGGCTCTCCGGAGCCGAAAGGACATCACCCCATGGCGGGAGATCGTTTTTACGCAGCGCAGAGCGGCCACACGGCCCTTCTGCTGCCCCCTGTCGATGCCACCGGCGGCAAAGCCTCCGCGGCATTCAACTTCAGCATGTGGCGTCACGCCTCCATCATCGTCGCGCTGGGCGTAACGGCAGCTGCTCCCACGGCCATCCTGCTCGAGGCCTGCACTGACGCCGCCGGCGACGGCGCCACGGCCATCCCCTTCGACTACTACTCGCAGGAGACGGCCAATGGAGATGTGCTCAGCACACATCTGACCGCGACCGCGGCCGGCATCACGCCCAGCGGCAACGACAACATCTTCTACCAGATCGAGATCGACGCGGACGCACTGCCCGCCGGCTCCAGCTACCTGCGGGTCCATATCACCGCCGGTGCGAACTCCACGCTGGCGACGGTGATCCTCGTCCTCTCTGAAGGCCGCTACGCCGGTGAGTCTTCGCCCACCGTCCTGGTCTAAACCACAACACCGGGAGGGGCCTCGCTCCTCCCGGCAACTCAAGCGGGGCTTAGGCCCCTCCCCAATCCTTCCCGCTTAGCGAGCCCGCATGTCCCTCATCTGCATCACGCCGCCGGCCGTCGAGCCCGTCACGCTCTACGACGCGAAGGTCCAGCTTGGCCTCGATCCCCGCGAAGATGCCGATCCCGTGCAGGCGCGTATCCTCTCGAGCCGCATCCGGCCACTCATCGCAACCGCGCGCGAGCTCGTCGAAGACGAGATCCACTGCGCACTCATCACCCAGACCTGGCGCTGGGCCCGCGATGGCTGGCCCTCGCGCAATATGCGCTACGGGCGTGAAGGCTACTCGGAGCTCCTGCTGCCTAAGCCGCCCTTCCAGTCCATCGTGAGCTTCACCTATACCGACGTCTCTGGAGCGTCACAGGGCATGACCGACTGGGGCTACCAGCTCGTCGACCAGGGCGCCGGTCCACAGACGGCCCGCATCCTTCCGCCCTACGCCACGCCCTGGCCGCCGCTCCAGTGCGTACCCAACAACGTCATCGTCGAATTCATCTGCGGCTATGGCGATGCCCCGGCAGATCTTCCGATGAAGATCCGGCAGGCTCTGCTCTTCATCGTCCAGGATCTCTACGACAACGGCCCTGCCAGCAAGGGCATTCCGCAGGTTGCGCTCAGTCTGCTGAGCGCGGAAATGAACAGGATCTCCTGATGGCCACCGGCGACCTCATCACAATCGAACAGTTGAAGGCGTGGAACGGAAAGTCGGATGCCGCGACGGACTTTGATTCGGCCATGGGTGACGCCATCACGGCCACCAGCGCCGACTTCCTTCGCGCGATTGACCGCTTCGACTTCCTCGCCGCCGATTACACCGAGGTTCGTGAGGGCGACGGAGGCACGCACCTTTCGCTGCGCCACTGGCCCATCAATAGCGTCGCAGCCCTCACCGTTGCCGGGACCGCGGTCTCTGCTTCGCCCGATGGCATCGCCGCTGGATACAGCATCGTGCAGCAGCCCGATCCGGAGCGCTTGCGGGACATCTTCTTCGTTGGCGGGTCCACCATGCAGGATGGAGCTGCCGTCAGCGTCACCTACAACGCCGGCTACGCGACGCCGCCTGCCGATGTGGTGCAGGCGGTGCTGGAATGGGTATCGCTGCGCTGGAGGGGCCGTCCCGGCACGGGAATCACGTCCCAGCGGGACGCCGGCGGCGAGCACGTCACCTATGACGCCCAGGCTCCCGCACCGCCTTCCGCTTTGGACGTCATCGAGCGCTATAAGCGTAGCTGGCCGAACTACAACAAGCGCCAGGACGATCGCGACTATCGTGTGACCCGCATCAACCGAACCATGACGGAGAAGTTAGCGTGATTCCTCAGTTCACCGTCGACGCTTCGGGCATTCCCGACTACCTCGATCGCGTGAAAGCGAACGTGCTCGCAGGTATCCGCGGGGGCATGGCTGACGCGATGAAGGGGCTGGCCTATGTCGTCGCCGGGCATGCGGGCGGAGATCCCATCGTCAGCCGCAGTGGACAGTTCGTCGGCGCGGTCCTGGGTAGCCCGAAGGTCACGCAGAGCGACGGCTATATCAAGGGCACCGTCTCCAGCATGGTCGGCCGCAAGCCTATGGGTGTTTGGTTCGACGAAGGTACCAGCGTACCTGCCGTCGAGGGCGTTCTCTTCGGCTTCTTCTCTGCGGATGGCCGCAGCGTCTTCACCCACGGCCACAATGCCTTCCAGGTAGCGCCGCACCCCATCATGAACCCATCGCTGCAGGAGTACCAGCCAGCGATCATCGCAACGATCGAGGCGCGTATCGACGCGGCCATAGGGGAGTCAGCATGACCAACGAATTCGATCCCGAGCCCGCATGGGAAGCTCTGCTGGAGTTGCTGCAGGTCAAGTGTGGTGCGATGTTCACCACCATGTCCCGGCGTCACACCAAGCCGCCGGTCCTCGACGAAACGCTGCAGCCCGCACTCTTCGTCGTCGAGGCTCGGTACATGTTCCGGCAGCCGAAGATCGGCCTTCAAAAGGTGACGGCCGTCGGGTTCCTGATCCTCTACTTCCAGTGTCCCGATCCGCTCGACCAGAAGATCGGGCAGGAGACCAGCTTCGGTGGCACCGTGTTGAGCGGGATGCTGAAGGCCATCACTTCGGCGCTCTCACCCGACAGCGTCAGCTCCAACAAGCTCACCCTTGGTGGCCTGGTCGATAACTGCTGGATCGATGGTGACGCCGACGTCGACCCGGGCATCGAGACATCGCAGGGTGCGGCGATTGTTCCCATCCGGATGGTCTTTCCCTAGAAGTTTTCGCTAATTCACGTTGCGGCTGCCCTCTCTGGGGCAGCCGTTTTTCTTGCAACCTCAACCCCAGTCTCTGAGGAGGGACGGCCATGAATGCACAGTTTGGATCGGGAGTGGTGACGGTCACTCCAGTGGCGGGCAACCTGCCTGCCAACCCGACGCCCACGCGTCTGAAGGTGATGCAGGACGCACAGGTGGACTTCAAGGGCGATCTGAAGTCGCTGTTCGGCAACAAGATGTATGCGGTCCTGATCGCGAAGGGCAAGGTGCAGGTCACCGGCAAGATCAAGATCGCGAGTTTCAGTGCCGCGGACATCAACCAGATCTACTTCGCGACTGCGCAGACCTCCGGCGGCAATCTTCCGGTCATGGATGAGATCCATGCGATCGGGGCGACCATCACCCCAACGGTCGGCGCCGGGCTCACCGTGGTCGAGGACCTCGGCGTCATCAACAATGACACGGGCGACCAGATGGTCAAGGTGGCCAGCGCTCCTGCCGTCGGCCAGTACACCTTCACTCCCGCAGTAACTGGCGGGTCTCCGACGGCTGCAAGCTACGGGTTCAATGCTTCCGAGACGGCCTCGCACGTTGCGCTCAACTACACGGCCACCACGACGGGCGGCAGCTCCCTCGCGCTCACGCAACAGCAGATCGGTTACACCGTCATCACGAAGCTCATGCTCTTCAACTCCACCAAAAGCAGCTTCGTCGCGCTGGAGCTGAACAACGTGGCCTTCGGCTCCTGGTCGCTGCCCACCAAACAGGATGACTTCTGGGTCGCCGACGTGGACTTCACAGCCTGCGCTGACGCCAGCGGCACCCTCGGCACGCTCTACGCGAACTAAGAGCTTCCATCTTTCAACGCAGCAGCTATCACAGCAGCGGGGCCGCACAGGCGGCTCCGCTTGGAGATTCGCATCATGAGCAGAAAGACAGGATCGATGGTCGCGGCCATCAACGACGGCATTGCGGCCGCGGTCAATCAGTCATCCAAGCCCCGGTTCCGTGGCGTCGTCGTGAAGCTGGGAGGCCAGAAATACATTCTTCCTTCGTTGTCCTGGGAGCAGTTTGAGGAGCACTATGATGCGCTCGTTGCCCCTGTCACTGGAGAAGGCGCTGCGGTAGTGCGTGAGCAACTCCGGACGTACGGCCCGATCATCGGAGACGCGCTCCGTCGCAACTATCCTGGCGTCACCGATGAGCAGTTGCGGGGATATATCGATCTCAGCAACATCGCAGATCTCATCATGGCAGTGCAGGGCGTTAGTGGTATGGAGACCGTCGAGCCGGGGGAAGAGTAGCCGGTGCCATGGGCTCGGGGCTTGGGTGGGTCTATCCCACCCTCGCCCGAAACACCGGTTGGACTTACGGGCACATATCCGAAATGCCCGCGTGCGATGTCATTGCATTCCTCGAGCATCTGGCCGAGCATCCGCCCGACTACGTCATTCTGGGAGCGGTTCATCTGAAGCAGGCCGACAGGAAGACAGGATCGGGTGTCTCGGAACTATCTCAGTTTGTAGGGGGAGCGAGGGCGCCCACACCGGGAGTGCTCGCGGAGATTGCCTGGGCAAGAGAGTGGGAGCAGCGCGCAGGGCTCGCATCCTAACGGGCGGCGGCGGAAACGTCGCCCCCGCAATACCGGCATCGGATAGCTGCGCGTTTGATCATCTCCGCGCACAGTGGGCACGCCTTGTCTGATGCTTCGAGGATTACGGCCTCGCCCGTCGCCCAAAGGTTCTTGTACGAGGTGAGGGACATCCCGCGGTCGTAGGACACATAGAGAACCGCGTTGGCTCCCCGCTGCATCGCGGCTTCCTGGAGCTTGCTGTTCACGTCGGTGATTGTGGGTTCGCCCGAAAACAGCGATCCCGCCGAGCACTTGGCTTTGATTTCACCAAGGGACTTGTAAGGACGGTCCACGCCGCCTGTGTGGATCTCGATATCAGTAGTGTTCACGCCTGCGCTCCATTGTTAGGGTGCGCTCCATGCTAATCCAGTGCCGCCCTGACAGGAAGAAAAATGGCCGATAACGAGGTAAAGATTGGAGCATCTGTCGACACGGATGCAATCCTCACCGGGATGCAGGTGTCGGCTGACGGTGTGCAGCAGGCCACGCTCCAGATGAGTGTTTCCTTTCGAGAGGTGGCCAGTGATGCCACTCGCAACCTCCGGAAGATCTCGGATGAGACGAAGGCCGCGGCCGAAACTGCTTCGGACACATCGAAGCGGATTGCTGAAGCTACGGCAACCGTCACGGAGGCGAAGCGCGAGCAGGCCGCCGCGATGAAGCTCGTCGTAAACGGCCACTATGACGAGCAAAAGGCTGTGGCGTTGCTTGCTGCAGCTCAAGAGAAGGTGGCTTGGGCTGAAGCTCGGGTCAATACTCTGCTGAAGGAGCAGGCTGAGGCGCTGGCCGCGACGAAGGTGCAGTGGGTGGGATTCGCGGGCGCTCAGGAGATGGCTGCGGGCGCGGGTCATAAAGCTGTCACGGACGTGCAGGCAACAAGCGCGGCCATCCGCTCCTTTGAGGGGAATCCTGGCATTCGTGCCATGGAAGTCTTCGTCGGGCGCACCCTGGGTCTCGGGCCGCTGCTGCAGACTATCTTCCCGATCATAGGAGCGCTCGCGTTTGCAAAGATCGTGTTCGACATCGGCGAAGGATTCATGGCGGCGAAGGAGAAGGCGGAGCAGTCTGCCGAAGCGATCAAGGATGGCTTCGCGAAGGTGAACGGGGAACTGCATCGGACGAACCTCGAGATGGAGATCTCGAACGATAAGCTTGAGACCGAGATCGCAAAGCTGGAGAAGAAGCCTGGCAATGGATTGAAGCAGGCGCTTGACGAAGACGAGCTTGCGGCGGAGCGGCTCGGAGATGCTCTCAGCGCGGACGTTGAGAAGGTCAAGCAACTGGCGAAGGACAACTCTGTCAACTGGTGGCAGAGTCTGATCTCGGGGAAGGGGACGACCGGTGACGCCGGCGATCTCGCGACAAAGGTCAAGACTGAGATCGACAAGGCGCGGCAGGCCGCCGACGACGTTGTTGCCGGTGCTCGCGAGAGCGGCGACAAGGGGAACATCGCTCAGGCCGAGGAGCACCGGATAGAGCACCTCGTAAAAGCATATGAGGAGGGATCGAAGAAACTGGCTGCAGCGCAAAAGGCAGCCCAGGCGGCACAGGATTTTCGGAGTTCACCCGCGGCTAGCTTTGGCGCGGCCTCCACATTCAGTGGGGGTGGCCTCTCGTTTTCGTCGTCGGTCGATAACGGAAACAACGTGCAGATGCTCGCGGGTGCCCAGCGTCTCTTGCTCGAAGAGCAAAAGGCGATTGGAGAAGAGTATAGGCAGGAGCATGAGCGTCAGCAGAAGGACGTGCTGTCCGCGTCGCATGGCGGTTCTTCCAAGGCTGGTGAGCAAGCGCTGCAGTCGGCAGAGCTAGAACTCGACCAAATGAAGCAGATGCACTCCGTGACGTTGAAGGAGGAGCATGACTTCTGGGAGGCCCGCAAGGCTTCATTCGCGGACTTCCCGTCTCAGTACAAGACCGTGATGGATAAGATCACGGCGATCGATCAGGAAGGCGCGAAGCGGGCTGCCGAGGTTATCAAGAAGTTCAAGGAAGCTGAGGCGAGGGATGCTGATCAAGCAGCTACCAGCCTCGCGGCGCTGGGGCGCTCGCTCGCAGAGGCGAACAAGGCATCGCTGGAGCAGGCTCAGAATGTCACGCGCAGTGGAGAGCGCTGGGAGAGTTACAACCGCGAAGTCGCGAAGGGGAAAGAGCAGCAGGTCCAGGCTGGCTTTGCCATGGAGGAAGCTCAGCTCCGTATGGCGGAGCAGACCGGAGCTCTGCGTCCGCTCGCCGCAGCGCAGCAACAGGCCGCGCTGCACGCGAAGGAGCACGCTGCCGAGCTGAAGGTCCTCGAGGCCGAACTCGAGCGGCTGAACGCGATGATGGCCGGCGCCAAGCATGATCCGACCACGGGAGCGCTGGACGATCCCAAACTCGCCGCGCAGATCCAGCAGGCGCAGAACGCGATCAATTCCTCGAAGGCGAAGAGTGGCCAGCAGTCCCTGGGCGATCAGGCGGCTATCACGGCAGCTACGGCGAAGCCGTACCTCACCGCATTCGACCAGATCAACAACGGCTGGCTGAAGGTGCAGAACGATCTTATCCAGGGCAATCGCCGCATCGGTCGCGACTTTGCGGAGATGGGCCTCAGCCTGGTGCAGAGCGCCGCTCGTTCCGCCGAACAGATGCTTGCCAACTTCGTGCGATCGGAGATTCGGCAGGTGGCGGCGCACCGGGCTTCCAACCTTCAGAAGAACGAGAGCGATGGGCAGTCGGCTGCGATCGCCGACGCGATCCATAAGCAGAGCGCCTTCAAGGGCATCTTCATGGATGCAAAGTCGGCTGCGTCCGGGGCCTTCAAGGCTGTCTCCGGTATTCCCGTCGTCGGTCCGGTGCTTGCGCCGATCGCCGCGGGCGCCGCGTTCGCCGGCGTCATGGCTCTCGCGGCGTTCGAGCAGGGCGGCATCGTCGACGGCACTCCGGGAATGGGCGTCCCGATCCTGGCCCACGCCGGCGAACGCGTTCTTACCGCCACGCAGACCAACAACTTCGAGCGCCTCGTGAATAACAACACCATGGGCGGCGGAGGAATTACGAATCACTTCAACATGGGCGGCCAGACCTTCCACGGCGAGCAGGGCGGCTACGGCGACTTTGAGCGCAACTTTCAGCGCACCGTGAAGAAGACCTTCCGGGGCAGGGACGGCGTTCCATCATCGCGATCGCTGTTGAAGGGGTAGACGAATGAGCGATGCACTGTTTCCGATCCTTCCCGGGCTTACCTGGGACATCACCTATTCGCCCAGCTTCGACAACGTCGAGCAGCGATCGAAGAATGGCGCGGTCACCGTGCTTATGAATGATCCCTATCCGCAGTGGAGCTTCGAACTCAGCTATGAGTTCCTGCGCGACGCTCCGGGGCAGGTGGCGACGCCCCGCAACCCGAAGAACTATCCCGAGCTGCAGCAGCTCGTAGGCTTCTTCCTGCAGCGCGGCGGCAACGCGGATACCTTCCTGCTCGATCCGGAGCTGCTGACGGGCAAGCGCGAGCCCGTTGCGGCCCATCAGATCGGCACGGGAGATGGAGCGACGACTGTCTTCTATCTCGTGCGGGACCTGGGCGGCTATGCGATGGAGGTCCAGGACCCCATCCCGGGATCGGTCAAGGTCATGGTCAACGGGGCTGTCGTCTCTGGCTGGACCCTGGGCACGAAGGGGGACATCACCTTTGCCGCGGCTCCGGCTGAATCGGCTGTCATCACAGCTTCGTTTCGCTGGCGCTGGAGCGTGCGGTTTGCGCAGAGCTCGCAACAGTTCAAGGCCTTCATGTTCGACCTCTACGAGGCCGATAGCGTCAAGTTGATTCAGGACAAGCGGTAGCCACGGAGGGATTATGCCGGGAAAATCATCGCAATTTCCCCGCTTCTATTTCATGGGGAAGCCTTTCTATCTCAATCGGGCTTTGCTTTGGCTTGATGCGTACCGCTTTCTACCGCACCGTCTGCATATAGCTCTGTGGAACTGGTGCTTCAGGATGGATGTTGACTGGCGGATCGTTGGCAAGAACCGAGCATCGCTTTGGCTTGATGCCTACCGCTTTCTTCCCTGGCGCTTGCGTGTGGCTATGTGGAACTGGTGCTTCGGGATGGACCTTGACTGGCGAGCAGCAAAGGAGAGGACGCGGAGAGAGCGGAAGGGAGAACGCTGATGCCCCTCGACGCACCCACAGATACGGCGGCCTTCCTGGCCTCGCGGCCCCGCTTCGCCTTCCGCGCGAACCTCTTCACCTTCGCGCTCACCAGCGGCCTCACGCTGCGGTATACGGACTGGCGTCGGCCCATCGTCGTCGCGGGCAACACCTACTCGCCCACGCCTCGCATCGTTCGCGGCAACATCCGCGTGGAGCGGGGAACAAGCGTCAGCACGCAGGACCTCGAGCTGCAGGAGGCCAACGGCTCGACGGTGGGCCTCGTCGCGCAGGGCTTCTTCCGGCGCGCCATCTTCACCCATCAGCGTATCTTCGCGGCAGACTCAACCCTGCAGTGGACCTCGCCGATCGTCCGCTTCTTCGGCCGCGTGAACGAGAGCAACGTCACGGCCAGCGGGGCCAAGTTCACCGTCAAGTCCATGCTGGACGATCTCGACCGCGATTATCCCTTCGACGTCATCGAGGCGGACTGCAACGCCGTCGTCTTCGATGTCCGCTGCGGCGTGAATCCCGCAGCCTACACCTTCACCGGCGCTGCTGGTGCTGGGTCGACAAAGAACAAGCTGATCACCGGCCTCAGTAACGCCGACGACTACTTCACCCAGGGCGTCCTGTCCTTCACCTCCGGCGCGATGAGCGGGGCTCACTACCTGGTCAAGAGCTACGCCGGCGGCGTCATCGTGCCGTCTCCGCCCTTCCTGGCCGCACCCGCAACGGGCGATGCCTTCAGCGTCTCCGCCGGCTGCGACAAGACACAGGCCACCTGTACTTCGAAGTTCGGCTATGACTCCAGCTCGGGAACTGCCCCGTTCTTCCGCGGCAAGCCTTACGTGCCGGATCCGACAGTTACTTACTAAATCAGGAGGGATGTTATGCAGCTAGTGAATGGGTTCCCGCGCCGCAATCGTATCGATCTGCAGACGCGTGGTGAGAAGGTCATCCGCGAGGCGATTCTGGCGATCGAGATGTTGGGGGCTGATCAGCTCTTGACGGAAGCCGTCATCCTGCTGGGAGAGGCGCAGACGAAGGTTGCTGACTGGGCGGAAGCGACCGGCAATCTCGACGTCGCATGAACCGCGCCGCTGTCCTCGCTGCTGCCCTTGCTTGGGAAAAAACGCCGTACCACCCCAACGCTGCCGTATGCGGCTGTGGGGCGGACTGCGCTCTCTTCCCGCTCGCGGTGTATCAGCAGGCCCTTGCGGTGCGCTGGCCAAGGCCACCGCGCTACGTTTCGCAATGGCACCTTCATCGCAGCCAGGAGCTTTACCTCGAGTACGTCCGGGCCATCCCCGGCGTGCGCGAGATCGACTCTCCGGAGCCTGGCGATTTCGCGCTCTTCCGGCTCGGCCGCGTGTACTCGCACGGCGCCATCGTGCTGGCGTGGCCGCAGGTGGTGCATGCCGAGAACCCTGCCGGCGTCGTCCGCTGCGATGTCTCGATCGACTCGAAGCTGAGCCGCTCCAGCATCGTTCGTCCGCTGTTCTTCACCTTCGATTGATCGACTGAGGCCACATGGCGTTTCTTGGATTGGGATCGCGCTCGCAGCAGCCCAACCGCCTGGGGACCATCCAGGTCGGTACCAGCGAGTACGGCGTAGCCATCCCCATTGGCTGGGGCCGCTTCAAGGCTCCCATCAAGCTGTTGGACTTCGCGGACTTCAGCTCCCAGGAAGTAACGCAGGGCGGCAAGGGCGGCGGCGGCAACTTCGATTACGAGTACTACGCAGCCGTCGATGCGCTCATCTGCCACGGCCCCATCGACACCTTCGGCGACGTCTATGACGGCGGCGGTGCCTCCTCGCTCGTAGGCGCGACGGAAGAGTTCACCATCCCCTCCGGAGGCGGCACCTACCAGGTCACCAACGGCGGCTATGGGGATGATGCCTTCTACTACGACGAAGGCGTTACCTACGCGAAGGACTACAGCCTCACGGCCAACGACTTCGGCTCGGATGGCTCTGTCACTGTCACCGGCAATCAGCCTGCGCCGATGGCCTACACCGGCGGCTCACCGTCAGCGCTCCAGTACACCCACAGCAATACCGGCCTCTATACCTTCGCCGCGGCCGACGAAGGCAAGACGGTCTCCATCACCTACGCCTACACCACGGCGGATCTCTCCAACATCAACACCGGACCCGGCACCAACTCTCCGCTCAGCCCGCTGCAGCGCTATGCCATCACCGCGATCCTCGGCAGCGATGCTGGCACGCCGTGGGGCTACATGGTGTCGAAGTACCCCACGCGCGCCCTTGCCTATGCGGGCATCGCTCGCCTGGTCTGCTCTTCCATGGATCTTGGCACCGGAGCGACGGTGCCATCGCTCTCGGTCGAGGTCATCAACGGCCGTGGCAAGGCCTTTGGCTCCGGCGTCGCCGACTGCGATCCCGCCGTCGTCATCGCAGACTTTCTCACCGATGCCAAGGCTGGCTGCAACTGGCCTTACCTGGGCGACCTGACCGTCCTCTCGAACTTCTACGTAGCCAACAATCTCTTCGTCTCTCCGTTCCTGGACTCCGCACGCAAGGCCCTCAGCTTCCTGCAGGAGATCTGCGACCTCACCAACGCCGCCCCGGTGTGGAGCGGCTCGCAGCTCAAGATCATCCCGTACGGGGACACCTCCGCCACCGCGAACGGCCGCACCTTCACGCCGCCCACGCAGCCTGTCTACGAGATCGATGAATCGGAGTTCCTCTGCGAGCCTGGCAAGAACGCTCTGGAGATCCCGGATACGGATCTCGCCGACAACTACAACCGCGTCACCTGGCAGTTCTCCGCGGCGAACGATAACTACAACACGCAAATCATCCATGAGCAGGACGAGGCCTCGATCCTCACCAACACCCTGCTGCCGATGAAGACGGTGAATGCGGAGATGTACCGCGTGCAGCTCTACGCCGCGATCGCCATGAACATGATGCTGCGCCGGCAGAGTGTTGCTCTGCGCAAGTATCAGTTCAAGCTGCCCTGGTACTACCAGCTCCTGGAGCCGATGGACATCATCGTCGCCAACCTTACGACGGGGAACCTCGGTGCCACGCCCATGCGCATCGTGTCAGTGGAAGAAGACGAAGACGACGAGCTCGCCATCATCGCGGAAGACTTCCTCTACGGCGTCGCCGGCGGCGTGCAGTATCCCAAGGGAGCGACCGGCGGCAATCAGCCCGGCGCTCACGACCTCCCCGGCGCGACTCAGCTTCTCGCCGCGTTTCAGCCCAACACGCGTCTTACGGGTGGATCTGACCAGCTCTGGCTTGCGCTCACCGGTGGGACGAGCTGGGGCGGCTGCCGCGTTTGGCTATCGAAGGACGGTAATAGCTATGCGGAGATCGCAAAGCAGTACGGCTCTTCACGCGCTGGCGTCCTCACCAACGCGCTCGCGGCCGGCAGCGATCCGGACACCACCAACACTGCCAGCATCAGCACCTCCGGCACTCTCAGCAGCGGATCGCAAGCGGATGCTGATGCATTCGCGACGCTCGCGCTGATCGGCTCCGAGCTCATCAGTTACGAGACCGCGACACTCACCGGTTCCACGGCGACCACCAATAACTACGACCTCGGCACATATCTCAGGCGCGGGATCTTCGCGGGGAACTCGCAGGCCCACTCCGCAGGCGAGGTCTTCGTTCGGCTCGACGACGCCATCACCAAGTACTCCGTCGATCCTGTGCTGCAGGGCCAGGTGATCTATCTCAAGTTCACCAGCTGGAACCTCTACGGCAACGAAGAGCAGGATCTCGCGAACGTGCAGGCCTACCCCATCAACCTCGGAGCCTCCGCGTCGACAGCCACCAATGTGACGGTGCGCAGCTTCGCGAACTCCGGAGGCACCACGGCAACGGTAGCCGTCTACAAGTCGGGCGGCGCTCTTACCGATGGCGGTACGGGAACCTTGGCCAATGGGGCTTCCGTCACGCTGCCAGCTCAAAGCTGGGCAACCGAGGCACTTGGCACCTGGTACGGCATCAACTTCAATCCAGCGACGTCGGCCTATGTGATCTACACCGATCGCAATGCCTGGCTGGCTGACCAGCTCACCATGCTTGCGATCGGCTCGACGACCACGCCGGCTTCCGGTGCGACCGCTCTTCTTCCGGACGACTATGACGATGTCGGTTCGCAGCCGACGACGAATCCGCAGGGTGCATGGCTGAGCGGGCAGACGGCCGGTATCTCTGGGAGCGCCTTCACTGCGCCGCTCTATGACGTCGACGGTGGCTCGGAGTCGAACGCGTCCATCAACTACTACGGCTGGGCTGGGACGACTACCGCTGCGAAGACCCTGTCGCTGACGGCTGCATTCACTGCGGTCGGGGGGGCCGGTTATATGCCCATCACCTACACGCTCGATGGTTCCACCTGGAGCACCCTCGTGGCGCAGACCTCCACGACTGCCTCAGCAAGCTATAGCGCCTCGGTACCATCCGGAACGGATCTGTCGAACGTCGTCGTCTCAATCAGCGCCTTCTCCGCGACTCCTGCGGCGGGGCATACGTCTTCAGCCCGCATCACCGTCTCCAATCTGCAGATCGCCTAGCCTTCACGCCGAATCACCGCTCTCAACCCTTCCAAGGAGAACTCCATGACCCGCCTTCTTCGAGCGGCCGCGGCCGCGTGCTTGCTTTCGATCGCAGCCATTGGCTCGGCGCAGATCACCGTCAGCGCCGCACATCTGCAGGACTCGACCGGGACGCCGGTCGCCAACGCGACGATCACCTTTGCGCCGGTGAATAACGCTGGCCAGCCCATCAGCTATCGCGCCGCGGGCTCGAGCGCTGGCCAGGTGGTGGGCTCTCCTGTGACAGCGACTGTCACCGCGGGCGCGTTCACGATCTCGCTTCCGGACACGAGCCTGACGCAGCCCATCAACGTCTGCTTTGCAGCGTCGCTGCAGGACAACGTCAGCGGCGAGCAGCTGCCCTTCTCGGGGCACTCCTGCGTGCAGCCCTCGAGCACCTCGGCACAGTCCGCCTGGTGCACCACCGCGAGTGGCACGACCACATGCAACTTCGATAACTTCCCGGTGAATCAGCCGGCGCTTGTCGTTGTGCAGACCGGGCCGACTGGCGCTCCCGGCACCAATGCGGCCGGGACCAGCACTAACATCCAGAAGCTGATCGCCACGTATAAGCAGGGCGGCCCGAACCTCTACGATCCAACGCAGGCGGTGAGTAACACCGTCATCACGTCGACCGGGACGCTGGAGAGCCTGAGCGGATACACGACGTCGGGTTATATCCCGGTCACTCCGGGCGGCGCGTTCACGACGGCTTTTGGCGATGGCGACACCAACGCAGGGCTGGGGCTCTGTTACTTCGACATCAACCTCAACCCCGTCGCGGCCTCACAGGGCTTTCCCTTCACTTCGCCGCAGACCTTCACGGTGCCATCCGGCGCGACGATCGCGTACGCCCGCGTCTCCTGGGCGGTCTCCGGCGGCTCGTACCTCAACAGCACTGGCTTCGCCGCGCAGGAGATCGTGACCGGTTCATCGCTGCCAGCGTCGTACTCGAGCTTCTCGGTCTACCCTGCGTCGACGGTGGATGCCAACATCGCCACCGAGACGGCGCGGGCCGAAGCCGTGGAAGCAACGCTGCCCAGCGCGGCGGAGTCGCAGCAGATCCTCGCAGCGAGCCAGCCTACGGCCGTGAACTTGTTCGACGTAAATGCCGCGGTCCCTGGGCTGCTGGACAACGCGAGTTACTGCTGCGCTCCCGCGCATGGCGCTGGCGTCGTCGAGACCGACTCGGCACACTACGTCTCCGGCTATATCGCTGTGACTCCGGGCTCGCAATACACGATGGCCGTGGGTGACAGCGAAACCAACGCGGCCTATGGCATCAGCTGGTACACGCTGAATCGGACGCCCATCACCACGTACCACACCGGAGATGGCTTTCCCTTCACGTCGCCGCAGACCTTCACCGCGCCGGCCGGCGCGTACTGGATTCGCTTCACGGGATCGGGACCCGGCACGCAGATGTTCGTGGCCGGGTCGTCAGTTCCTTCGAGCTACGTCCCCTTCGCGCAGGTGGCTCATGTCCTCACCACCTCGGATCTTGTGCCCCTGGTGCAGGCGCAGACCAACATGGCTTCCCCCATTAAGGGCTGCCGGATCGGTGTGATAGGCGACAGCATCTCCAGCATCTTCGGGCAGGCCTGGCAGAACGTGGTCGAGGCGCGAACCGGCTGCACCCTCGAGTACCAGGACGCGCGGCCCGGACGCCTGTACGCGGACGCCATGGAGTGCTATGGGGCGTCGACCCCGACCGGAACGATCGGCAACTACAACGCCGCCAACCCGCTTACCTATGGCTCGTATGCGTCGCAGGCGTGCAGCAACTACAACTCGAGCTCGATCGCGCCCTACCCTCAGACCGGCCTGACGCTGGCGCAGAACCTGGCCAACGTCGACGTGATGTTGCTGGAGCTTGGCACAAACGATGTGACGGGTATCGGCACAGGCCTTCAGTCCATCGGCACCATCACCGACGCGCCTTCTGCCGGGACGCAGTACGGCAACTTCAACTGGCTCATCACCGCGCTTCACACTGCGAACCCGGCGATGCGCCTTCTTATCGTGACCAACGGTGCTGACGTCGGCGGGACCGGCTACAACGCGGCATCCCTCGCGACTGCGGGGGCCATCGTGGCGACGGCGCAGATCTACGCCGATCCGGTGCTGGATCTGACGAAGGTTGGCGGCGTGAATGGCCTCACCATCAGCACCCTGACCATCGACAACACCCATCCCACCACCGCGAGCTTCCAGCACTTCTTCGGCGCCGCGATCGCGAACTTCGTCCGCATGTGGTGGTAAGCAGCCGCTGATCCATTCCCCAGAAGCCCAGAGGACACTATGAAGCGAATTGCTCTCCTGCTCGCCCTGGCGGCGGCGCTGCCCGCGTGCGCCCAGACCCCGTTGACCTCCGTCACGGCTTCTTCTATCTCGATGGGCGGAGTCCCTATCGCGCAGGGAACGGTGCGTCTTACGCCCGTCACCGAGACCGGCCAGCCGTGGCCCGTCGTGCAAAGCGGCGGAGGCTTGAACGGCCCCGCCGCCTTCTCGTGCTCGCTCGTCAACGGCGCGATCGTTGGCAGCTGCCAGGTGCCCAACGCCTGCGCTACCACGCCGGCCAACATCGACTACAACATCGAGATCCGCAACACGGTCACCAGCGCAAGTTTCACTCTGAAGGTGGTGCCCGGTGTCTGCGGTACCAGTTGGCCGCTGGACCGCTATGCGCCGGCCGCGGCGACCACAACCTACATCGCAGGCCCCCAGGGCGCTCCAGGAGCGAATGGAGCCGTCTGGTGGACCTCCAGCGGAGCCCAGTCGAACGGCGTTGGCGCAAACGGAGACCTCGATCTCGATATCGTCGGCGGGAACGTCTACGAGCGGATCGCCGGCGTCTGGGTTCTGCAGGGCAACCTCAGGGGGCCACAGGGCGCGACTGGAGCCGCAGGAGCAATGGGTCCACAGGGGTTGACGGGTGCAACGGGCCCGCAAGGCAGCACTGGACCTGCAGGTGCGACCGGAGCGTCCGGTGCGGCGGGAGCAACTGGGGCCACGGGAACCGCAGGAGCGACGGGCCCAGCTGGACCCGCTCCTAACTGCACGGGCATCGTCAAGTCGACCAGTGGCACCGCTGCGTGCGCGGCATCGGCCGATATCGTCGCGGCCGTCGGGGCGGGTGTCTACGACGCGGCCAATGCAGCGGCGACTGCACAAGCGACCGCGATAGCCTCATCGCTGCAGCGGTCGTCGAACCTCTCGGACCTTGCCAGCGCTTCGACGGCTCGAACGAACCTTGGCCTCGGCAGTGTAGCCACGCACGCCGCGACGGAGTTCTTCCAGCTGTCGACCATGACGGCTCCGGGCTTCGCCGTCGCGACGGCCGCTGGGACAGCGGGCCAGGTCAACGGCAATAACTGCGTGCCCTACATGGACAGCAGCTCCAGCACCGCGCCGATATGTGGGACGCCACTCAATCTGATCTCAGTCTTCAAGACCACGCTGTGCGGCGGAGCTTCCATGGTTGCAGGGAGCGCCATTAACCCGTTCGGTGAGCTCCGCGTCGACTGCGAGGCTGGCACACCCTTCTCCGCTACGCAGATGCAGAACGCCTGCAACGATGTCACCAGTTGGTTTGCGTCGCACTTCACATCCCTGCTCATCGGCTTCGGCCCCGGCACTTACCTCGACCCCGGATGCATCGGGCAGATGCCTGTAAACACGTACCACGCCACGACTCACTATCGCGGAGTCGGAGGCGGTGCGGCCGGTGCCAACACGGTGCTATCAGGGACATCACCCGTCACCATCATTCAGGAGACGGGCTCGACGGTGCCCTCTGTGGCGGCGTTCTACCATGGCGACACTGCGTCCGTGGGCAGTGGCCTCGACCACGTAGAGATAGAGAAGCTCGTCATCGACGCGTATTACGTGACGGCAGGGTTGCAGATCGGGGACGTGTCTGCGCCCATCATCCGGGATGTTTCGATCTATCACGCCAAGGGCTTCGGCGCGGCGCTGGCAGACCCGAACGGCACTCAGGTTGTAGGCCATGGCCGCGCCGTCGAGCACCACATCGAAAACCTCCGCATCGTGGGCGACTCCGATTATGGGCAGGTAGTGAGTTACAACCGCTGCACCACTCCAAGTGGTGTATGGGCCGGAACAGGCTATACCTGCGGAGGCACCTCCGGGAGCGGAACCTTTGTTGGAGGCAGCTTCGATTACTCGCAGAACAACTACAACGGCGTTGAGGTGCACATCACTTCGCTGTACGAGGGCCTGAATGCCCCTTGCACCACAGGCACTCCGGTCGCAACGCCCAACATGACTCTGGTCAGCGGGACGACGTACACCGTTTCAAGCCTCACCCTTTCGGGCACCGCTTCGGGCTGTAATCTGCCGGTCTATGTCTATGTCACCCTCAAGCCGAATGCCACGACGGGCCTTTGGTATCCCGCCAACGCGACGGACTTCGAGGCTGACGGGGAAAAGGTCGAGGGGATATTCGATACCGCCTTCATGACTCTGGGCAGCGGAGCTCACACTCACGCGCACTGCTGGTCGAGCCCCTGGGTCTGCGCCTATGATGGCGGCCAGAGCCAGTGGATCGCATCGGACTTCGATACGTTCGCGCACATCGGTTACCTCTGCTATAGCTGCAACTCGCAGATGAGCAAGACGAACTGGGTCTATGCCACAACGCCTGCTCCTGGTGCGGTCAAGATCTATATCCAGAACTCCAGCTCGGTCATCTCTATCGATGGCGAGACGTGCGGCGGGCAGATCCCCAACCCGGTGAGTACCAACTCGGGGGACTTCGAGTACTCGGGCTACTGGGGGTATTACGACGGCCTGCCGTCCGGCATGGCGAACCTGCCGTCGACCTGGACGCTGCACTCCCTTCGATCATGCTTCAACCCGACGCTCGCGATGCCTGAGCAGACACCGTCTCTCTCGCTCCCGCTCATCTACCGCGAAGCTGCGCTGACGGTGCAGAGCAACAATATTGACGGCGGCCGTGGCCTCGAGACGATCACCCTCAGCGCAAACACCACCTTCGGACTGACGAACCTCACTACGCCGATCCCGTCCCTGCGGCTGCAGATCTGTCAGCCAGCCACGGGTTCGACTACGTATACGGTGACCTTCCCGAGCACGGTCCACGTTCCATCATCGGTGGTCACAGCAATCAACGGCATGGCCGTCAACACCTGCGCGGTTTTGGATTTTGCGAGCTTCAATAGTTCGACGCTTGAACTGTTCGCCGACAGAGAAGGGTTGGCACCGTAGATTTGCCGCCGTACAACCGGGCTTGATAAGTTGGGGGCATATCTGGGGGCATGAATCGATAGCGGAAGCGCGAAAGATGCTTTATGCCTCGCGAGCTTCGACGCGGTGGATTCCAGTCACCGCCACCAATACCTTTTCAACTTGTCGTTTCTAGACGGTTCGGTTTGCTGCGCACGCGCAAGCCGCATCGCTCCGCATCCCGGGCGGTCCTGTCGAGCCACGGGCGCATCGTGGCGCTGTGAAAGAATCGCGGCATGTCCCTGCCCAGGCTGAAGGTCGAGTCGAGCGAGTTCCTGCGTCTGGACGTGATTCGATTCGTGGCAGCCCTGTGCGTGGTCTTCCACCACTGGAAGTCTTCGCTGCTGCTGCCTGGCCGGGTGGGGCTTCCCGGTGGCAGCGCACTGCCTCGCCTGCAGTTCCTTGAGTTGAGCGTAGACATCTTCTTCGTCATCTCCGGAGTAATCATCGCCCGGGTGTATGCGGAGCGTGTGACTGACGGCAGAAGCTATCGGCAGTACCTCATCCGCCGCATCGCGAGAATCTACCCCGTCCACCTGTTGACGCTTGTGCTGATGGCCGTTCTGGCGCTCAAGGCCTCCGCGCTTGGGCTCTCAATCCTGGGAGACGACACCCTGGCGAGCTTCTTCCGGAACCTGTTCCTGGTCAATGCGTGGTGGAGGTTCGGTCTCAGCTTCAACATCGTTGCATGGTCCATCAGCGTGGAATGGCTGTGCTACCTGCTGTTCCCGGCGATGCTCTGCCTGCAGCAACGGAAGCAGCGATGGACATGGATCGCGGCGTGCTGCATGCCCATCGTGCTCTCGCTTTCTCCGGTACGGGTCGGCGAAGGCGTGTTTCACTTTGCGATCATCCGCGGACTGTTGGGGTTCTACGTCGGAATGGGAGCTCAGCTTCACCGGGCTGAGTTGCGCAGGTTCGCAATCCCCGGGGCCGTCGTTCCTGTGCTGGCGGCGCTTGCCCTCGGTCTGAGTCTGGCTGGAGTCGCTTACGTCCATCTTTACGCCCTGGCCCTTGCGATTCCGCTGTTGGCGTTTGTCGCTGACCTGCGGGGTGGCGCTTCGGCGCTCGTCCGGAACGTGGCGCCCTTGAGTCAGCTGACCTTCTCGATCTACATGTGGCACGTCCCCTTCGCGACGATTCTGCCGCTGCTCCTTCGCCGGGGGATGGCGCCTTGGGCGTGGAACTCGCTGATCGGTGTCGGCGCGCTGGTGCTTCTTTGCTTCAGTTACGTGTCGTTTGTGGCCCTGGAGGATCCCGCGCGGAGCTGGATCTCTCGGTTCGCAGGAGGCCGCCGCCGGGCCTCTGCCGTGGAGCGCGAGGGCGAGCAGATCGCGCCGTAA